TTCTTCACATTTTCTCAGCAGTTAACGATAACGCTATGGCAATAGCGGATCGGTTACCTAATGCAATAACGCTAGGAGGCTCCCGCCAGTGTCTAATACGCAGGTGATCGCGCGGGGCCGATGATCTTGTGCGAGCGAACTCCCTATTGTAGTACAAACCCAATGTCACTAGCTACCGACTACCTACTCCTCAACGTTGGACACTCCACGCTTAAATGGCATCTGGATCGAATCAAGACCGGATCGTTTACCGTGGATCAAGTGGCTTCCTTTTACGCTCCAGATCCCAAGCAACCCACCTATGGCACGGTCAAAAAAGGGTTAACGGAACTCCTCAAGATGAAGCCCGAGAATCTGCCGATCCAACTGCGATGACAAATGAGAAACCCATATATGAACAAGAAAATTATCCATCTCCTATCCGGCGGACTCGACAGCGTAACGATGATGTACGACCTATTAAATCAGGGTCACGCAATTCATGCGCTGATGTTTGATTACCGGCAGCGTCACCGGCAAGAGCTTCTGTGCGCCAAGTATCACGCAAAACAAGCGGGAGTGATCTTCACTGTTGTAGACCTTCCACCGCTTGGAGGTCTAACCGAGCAATCGTGGGTTGTCCCAAATCGCAACGCCATATTCTTGAGCGTTGCTGTCAACTTCGCTTGTGAGTCTGGATCTGATACCGTGACGATTGGATGCAACAAAGACGATGAGGAGCAGTTCCCAGATTGTCGGCGTGGATTCATTGAAGCGATGCAAAAGACGGTCAACGAATCCGGTTACAGCGTTGAAATTTGCGCTCCGTACATAGACAAGCGCAAATGGGAGATTGCTGGAATCGCAAGAGACATGGGAATCAATGGCTCCAACATTTGGACTTGTTACAACGGAGGATTGAAACCCTGCGGAGTCTGTCCCGCTTGCAAGAAGCTTAACGATTCTGGCTTATGATCGTGATGCTTGATACATCCACAGACTTCGATCTGTGCGAGAACGAATTAGGAGTAAAGGTTGAGCAGTTGTTCACTCCGCTTACGGGTCTGAACCCAAAGCGTCCCGAGGGGAGATTTGGAATCGATAACGGAGCCTTCAGCAAGTTCAACGCTGAAGCTTTTATGCGGACGCTCAAAAAGCATGAACCCAGAAAGAATCTCTGTCGGTTTGTAGCTGCACCGGATGTTGTCGGTTCTGCTCTAAGAACTCTGGAGTGCTTTCAGCGTTGGAGTCCAAAGTTGACTGACTGGCCAATTGCGCTCGTCTGTCAAGATGGGCAAGAGCATCTGTCGATTCCTTGGGATGAAATCGACGCGATCTTTATCGGTGGATCAACCGAATGGAAAATCTCACGTCACGCTGCTGCAATTGTCAAAGCGTCTAAGATTCTGGGGAAGTGGTGCCATATTGGGCGAATCAATACTCCCGGTAGATACGAATACTTTGAGGAACTCGGAGCGGACTCATGCGATGGAACTGGACTGGCAAAATATTCTCATATGCGAGAATCGATAAAGCGATCAATTGAAAATCCAAAGTTGCTATGACACAAAGCGACTACGTCAAACACTCTGGCTTAACTAAGGGGAGAGTCTCGCAACTCACCGCAGCAGGGATGCCGTTAACCTCCCCCGAGGAAGCCGACGCTTGGAGAGGATCTCGCAAAGGAATTGGAGGCAGACCATCAACGCTTCAGAGGATGGCAGCAATCCAACAGCAGCAACCGGCTCCAGAACTCGCTGGAGGCCCGTACAGACCTCCCGAAGCGTCAGCCGCTATCAACGCTGCTCTTGCAACAGAAGACTCCCCGCAGGGAGCGTACGAGCGTCAGAAGAAAATCGAGCGAGCCGCTTACGATCTAGCAGTTGAGGCTCTCCAGTCGAGATCACTCGATGCTGGCAGAATGGTCTCAGTACACGCTACCGCAGCAAAGAATCTTATCTCATCCCGCGATGACGTACTGGCTCAATCAGAAAAGGAGCGAACGCTGGTCTCCGGTGCTTGGGTTAAAAAATCAATGCAAGAACACGATGGAGCGGTTGCTCAACTGCTCAAATCGATGCCCAAACAGCTATCCGGTCGCATTGCTCCGCACGACCCAGAACACGCTGAACGTGAGTTAGAGCGATGGGTTCAAGAAGTGTGTCTCAAAACTCTGCATCAGACTGATCCGTGGAAATCTTAAATTGCCAGAAGCCAGCCGGTATTGAAGCACTCCGACAGAACCGGATCGCGCTTAAAACTATCGAGCGTCAAACTGGCTTGGAATTCTTGGGAATCTCCAACAATGAGCCATCCCGCATTGACGGCTTCATCTTCGATCCAGCCAAAGGAATTATAACAGGAATCTATGAGGTCAAAACTCGTAGCTATGGTATCCACAAACTACAGACCACATTCGGAAATGAATGGATGATCTCTTGGTCAAAAATCCAAGCGGCTCTTGAAGTTACCAGACGCACTAAGCTCCCGTTCTACGGAGTGCTTCATCTGTTGGACGATAATATTGTTATGATGGTTGAGATCTTTAACCGAAATGCGTCTTGGGCTGCAAACCATAAGGTTGAGGATCGTATTGTTAACGGAATCAAAGATCGTATGGCGTTAATCAATATGACGACCGCTTTGCAGTATAAGATGAACCAGCTTTTTTGATGACTGACTTACAGCGCGAGATCCTAGAGTTCCGAAGACAACTCTGGCGACCGACTCCACGGCAATCTGTCGTCGAGTGGGCAGAGCGTAATCTCACTCTATCCCAACGCCAGACAGAGCATCCCGGACCATTTAGCACAGCGGTGCGTCCATATTGCAGGGAGCCATTGGAATGCTGGAAAGATCCTGCGGTCTCCGAGGTAACACTTTGCTGGGGATCACAAACCAGTAAAACGACGACGCTGATGGCCGGTCTCGCTTGGTCCATCGATGTTGAGCCGTCTCCTGCTTTGTGGCTGATGCCTTCCGAGAATCTAGCGCGGTCATTCAGCAAGAGTCGCTGGTTACCTATGCTGGAAGACTCACCGGCAATGCTTGCGCGGTATCCTAAAGACAAAGATCAAATCACCAATCTTGAGCAGCAATTTGACCGCTGTACTCTGAGCTTTGTTGGCTCAAACTCACCGGCAAATCTAGCTTCTCGTCCCGTCAGAATCCTAGTCGCGGATGAGGTGGACAAATTTGCTGATGCAACCGCAAAGGAAGCCGACGCTCTGGATCTTGCGGAACAGCGGCTCAAAGCGTTCAGCAGTAGCAAAGCGTTCTTTACCTCAACTCCAACAACCTCCGAGGGGAGAATCTGGCAACGTTATCTGCGGGGGGACCAGCGAAGGTATTACATCCCATGTCCGCATTGCCGCGAGCATATCAAACTGGAGTGGCGACAAGTAACGTGGGAAAACGAGAAGCTTGAAGACGGTAGACCCGACTGGCAGCGCATCCGTACTACAGCTCACTACGTTTGCCAATTGTGTCAGGGGAAGATATCTGACAGCCAGAAGGTCGCAGGGTTACGTCACGGTAAATGGATTTCGGAGAATAAAGCCAGCCTCCCGAGTGTGAGGTCTTACCACTTGTCGTCTCTGTATTCCCCAGATCGGAAGTGTACTTGGGGAAATCTGGCTGTTTCGTTCTTGGAAGCTAAATCCTCGATGATGGGATTGCAGGGATTCATCAACGGTATGTTGGCGGAACCGTGGGAGAATCAGGAGACCCAACAAGACCGAGTCGAGATTGTCTCTGATGCGGAGATGCCAGAAGCCAGACGATATCTTACCGCTGACGTACAAGCTGCCGCTCCGTTCTTGTGGTGGGTTTGCCGCGAGTGGAGCAAAGGTAACTCTCGTCTAGTTGGAGCCGGTCATGCTGACGACTTTGCCGCGCTCCGTAGGGTTCAACTTCAATACAACGTCCATGATATGGATGTTGGTGTTGATTCCGGTTACAACACGCAAGCGGTGTACGATGCTTGCGCTGAGTTCTCGCAAAGCAGCGGAAGCCCAATAACCTATCCCTGCGGTCTGAGATATCCGCCAGAGGGAGGTCTAAGAAAGCCAATGCTAATAGGCTGGTTGCCAATGAAAGGACGCGAGACTGGAGCTAGATTTACCAGCAAGACCGGCTCAATCCATCCATTTGGAATAACAACCTCAACCTCGATGCGTACAGATGCTGTACAGCCGTTGCTTGTCTTTGACACCGAGCATATGCGTGAAGTTCTCCAGCGGCTCCGTAAGGGGAGCGAAAAACATGAATGGAGTGTTTGTACTCTACCCGCTCCGCTCGACGCTGAGGGGGCATTTGCGAGCGATTCTGATACATATTGGAAGCATCTGGACTCTCACGTTTTAAGACCAACAGCCAGCCGATCCGGTAGAATTAAGCATTTGTGGTTCAAGCGAAACACTCGTTGGCCGGACCATTTGCACGATTGTGAAATCATGCAGTTGGCGATGGTGATGTTATGGAACGACCTAAGTTCCAGCACTGCTGAAAATTCTAGTGGTTGACAAACTTGGCGGTCTGTTGATAGTCCGCGCAAGTGTTCACATACACAGTAGCAACTAAGCGGAGTTACTTGCGTACCACTTACGCGAGCAAAGCTGCTTTGACGCTGCTTGAGGCACTAACCGCTAAGCTAACGGTATCCGCTGCTTCAATGGAGAGCGGTAACGTAGTTCGCAGCACTTCCAGTTCTGACGTTTCCGTTGAGTTCGCTGAACCCGGTAAAGGTACGGCAGCACCAATTGAGATGCTCCAAATGTGGGAGTC